TTGTCCGTATAAGAAACCTCATCACCATAGTAGTATATGTAATCCTTATTCCATACGCCACGGTACACACCAAGCGGAACGACATCACCACTGCCACTTGCAACGGACACGTTCTTGAGGGTTAGACGGCTCTTTGCTGACACATTCCAATCAATAGAACTTGTGCTGTCACCAATGCGAAACTTGTTGCCGTCCAAATCCAAGTAACACTCACCATCACTTGTTATGATGCGTCCCGTTGTGATGGTATTGCCATTGATGCGAGTGAAACCGTATGTGGTCTGAAAATCTCTGAAATTATCATCAGAATACAGACTTGATATAATGCCAACTTGGAAATAGTAGTTGTTCGGGGCGCTCGTAGGCTCAAACTTCAATTGCTCTTGCGTCAGATACCACACGCCATTTTCACCAGACTTGGAACACTTAGCAAACAGATAGTATCCACCCGTGCTTTGCAGTTCAAAGGAGGCTTCGTTCATCTGCCAGCTCCTTATTTTGTCGTTGTCAATGGTAAGGTGTGATAGTATGCCAGCGGTAGCCACAAACATATTAGGGTTGCCCCCAAAGTTAGCTTTCAGAACACAACCAGACAGGACAAACTGTTGGCTCTTTGCACCAACAGACAGCATATTAGTGTCAATGGAGTTAGGCTTAATATTCTCCGTGTCAAAGTAGCCGTCTGTATCATATACCATATTGCGCAAATCCTCGGTAGTTCTCCATCCCCTCCTTGCCTTATTCAAGTCACGGAGGCGGTTGTTGTTGATTACATTCTCATGGTCTATAACTGTGAGAACTGTCTGCGTCTGAATGGATATAGCGGTACTGTCTGCCAAAGTTATTTGGTAGTCATGCTCCAGCAACAGATTGCGAGTGATTTTCTGTATGCGCATTGTTTTCTCAATGCCAAAGCGAGTGTCTTTAACAGGCACATAGTCACCTACCGCAAACACGCTCGTATCTGTGTCGCTGCTAAGAGACTGCAAGAAATACAATCTGTCAAACGTAAGGGCATATTGCGCCTTTACTTGGCTTGCGTCCTTGAAATCATCGCTGCCAGCATACCACAAATCTTCTTCTGCTCTTTTCTCGTACTGTTCGGGCAGATATATGTCTGTGATTTTGTAAGTATTGCCAACCTCTATGAAGAATGAATTTTTCGTTTCTTCTGATGGTATCGTCAAACCTCTATTATCCGTAAATGGGATAATCTTAAAAGTTTTCGTCTTATCGTCATACCCGCCTTTTGCATTGAGTTCAAACTGCTGTCCAGCCAAACGACCAGATGTAAATGTGATTTTTGCACTAACGCCATTCACAAGATACACCGTCCCCTTATCATCTTTTTTGTTAAGGTCAAAGTCCATTGTATCATCAACGAAAGCACAAATATCATCAGCAACGACTGCCGTAACCTTGCCTGTGCGCTTCGGATAGATGTTGTCATAGGTTTTCACATCTTCCTCACTGCCTATTTTGTCACGCAATTCTGCGTTTTCAATGTAGCGTTTGCCTTCATCTGAAATACCTATCATTTCAGTATTAGCCTTTACAACCGTACCATCAGCGAGGGTGTGGTCGTATTGGTTCATTCTTTGCATCGGAAGTTGCAGCCTTTCTGCATAACCTCTGTAATCGCTACGAATATTGGTTGTACCACCCTCTACCCAAAGGCGAGTGATAATAGCCTTGTCGTCTATCTTCTGCTCTTTGAGGTTATACAAACCATTACCCTTGCCCCACTCAAAGAAATCTGCTCCGCTCGGTGGATTGATACGCTTGCCGAATTTCCCAATATGTATTGTACGAATACCGTTGTCTTGGGTTATCTGAAACTCCAAGTTAAACTGCTCGCTATTACAAAGGGTTTGCAATGCCTGTAAACAGTTCACCCCCGAAAACTGAATTGTCATAGCTTCCGTTTCTGGGCAGTTGTCCTCATCAAATTTCCATACCCCAGGGTAATCCCTCTCCAAGTTGTAGATTAGGACTTGCACAAATTCCTTGATTGTATATGTCAAGTCGAAAGTGCTTTTGTCGCTTTTGCCGTACTTGTCGCAATTTCGGTATATTGTCTTCATAAGGTCGTACATGACACCATAGAAGACAGGCTCATAGTTATAGTAACCCTCCGACACAAATTCACGGGTCGTTGTGGCTCTTATACTATACTCGTTACCGCCTACAACAATCTTATCGCCCTTGGAAAATGAAAGCCATTCAGACGATACTATTTTAAGGGAAATGTAATCATCACCCATTAGAGAGCTTGTAAGTGTAGCCTCTTTGACGAAACAAAACGGCTCGTTTGTGTTGAGCTGTATTGTTTCGCCATTACGCTTGATTATTTGAGTAATTCCCATATAACAATGTCGTTAGTTTCAAACTTTTCAATGTCTTCAATCACGCCAGCAATGATAATGTCGTATTCGCCAGCAAGCGTGTATGTGTGTTCTACAACCGTGTCATTGCCAGCCACATTATATGTATGCGTTCCATCTCCCCAATAAATATTGAGCAACTTAGATGATGTGACCTTTATGCTTGCCTTTGAGTTGTCGTTAGCTGATATGTGGCGCAACACACGCTTTACGGGTTCGTCTTCTATCAGCTTCAGCTTGAATGTGCCGACCATGAGGTCTGTGTTATAAGTTCCCCATGTCTTTGTAATGTCCGTATCATCATACAAGCCTACCTCATAAACGAGAGGCTTTGCCTTGCCGTCATATTCGATAGTAATGCGGTGTGTTCCATCGCCATCGAACAAAGCCATAAATCGGCTGCACCACTCAACGAAAGCACTGCGACCACTTGCCTCAAGGAAACAGTCAAGCGTGATAGTGCGCTCCTTGTACCGTTTTCTTTTCCTGTCACGGACAATGCCGTGGTAGTTGTCATAATCAACTTGGAGAGCTTCTTTCTGGGCAAGTCTGCCAATAATTCCGTCCGACTTTGAAACGGACACACCATAATCTTTGAAGTTCACGCCATCAATGTAGTATTCCACATCGTTGTTGGCTTGGGCTTTCATAATGTCGGCTTCTGTCAGAGCCACATCATACACCTTTACCTCATCAATGGTTGCAGTCGTTGTCAGCAGCTCATCAGTGCATAGGCTCAAACCTTGCGGATTGCCACCACCAAGAGAAACAATGCTTACACGTTCTCTGTCCAGATATACGCTCAATGTGTCGCTATTACGAACAAATGCGATAAAGTACCATTGCTTCGGCACAACATCAATCCATTGTTCACGATAGTTTTCTACACCAAGTAAATTCACCACCCAACCAATACGGCTTTGTGTTGTCATTACATAGGCAGACAGAGTGAAATTTCCGCTAAACGGTATGGTTTGTGCGGTCAGACACTCACCGCCATTCAGAGAAAGAGCCTTGCCCTTCTTGGAATTTCTCGTAAATGTCGCTCCATCTGAAAGGATTGCATCAGCACGGCTTGTTGAAAAATCATAAGCCTTATTGCCATCGGGGTCATCAAATGGCAAGTAAAGTTTCAAGTTCTTATCTACCATATCAGTATGTAGTTTTATTGTTAAAGTTCACAATCACATTGCTTGGCTTGTCACCGTCCACAAAGTCAATGTCGGTGTTCGTGCCATATACATTGAGGATAACGCTTGCATCATTGCCACCGACAGACAAATGCAACCTTGCACGGTCGAAAATATCAATAGTGACAACAGCATGGTCTGACACATTAACGGCTATTTCAGAACTGTGTCGTATGTATATGCGTGACACGCTATAACCGTCATACTCCAGCATACCCCTACAAGCTCCATTAAGCACCAAATCTGCCTTGTTTGCGAGCGTTGGCATATCTTCATCAATGAAGACACCGAAAGGCTCGCATACGCCCTTAAAATGCGTCCTTAGAAAATCAAGCGTTGGGAAGTCTTCGGATATACAGAAGTCAATGCCCTTGATATAGAGTGCAACCAATGCCTCCGTACCCAAGCCTTTACGCAATTTCATTTGCCAAAGGCGGCACAGCCCTTTGTCTGTGCCATCCTTTTTCAGTTGTTCTACAAGTTCCATAATTACGATATACCTTGTGATAGTAATGAGTTGTCCTTTATTTCAATGCGCCTAAGCGTGTTTTCAATGTTTTGCAGCCGTTCAGCCGACAAAGCGGTGTTTCTCGCTATCTCCGACTGTTGCAACAACTGTTCACGCATCACGCTCGTTTGTTCGCCTTGGTTAATGATGAAAGCGTTGAGCCTACCAGCAATAGCACCGCCCGTTTCTTCACTCATTGAGGTAACGGCTCCCGTAAGTGGGTCGCTCGCTGTTTCATCAACATCTTTAATCCAATCGCCCACGGCTTCCAATCCAGCTTTGAACTTTTCACCCGCTGCGTTTGCTTGGCGTTCAAACTCTTTCTTTTCTTCATCAGACAGCACACCGTCTTCCATAGCTTTTCCAAGATACTCAACCGCATCATTGATACCTTTAGCAAGGAAATTTCGCTTGAGGGCTTCTACAACAGCGTTTTTAAGCACTTTCTTGGTTGTTTCGCCCAAAGCCTTAGCCGCATCCTCGCCAGAGCAATACGCATCAACAATCGCATCCGCAAACTCATCAATGGCACTCTTTACATCAGTGCCAGCGAATGTTTCCATCATCTGTTGGTCTAAATCCTCGATTTGCTGATTTATTTCCTCGATTTGATTTTCCCATTCTTTGATTTTGTTGTTGTCGGTCTTCTTCTTGCTCTTTTCTGCCTGTATCTGTTGGCGCATAAGTTCCTGTTGCTCTCGCAATGATTCTTTTTGCGATTGCCACAAAGCAAGCATGTCACCGCCCTCTTTTGCTTTGTTAAGTTGCGCATTGAGCTGCTTTATCTGTGTAGTCAGCTTGGCATACTGTGCGAAGTCCCACGCTTTCTTTGCTACCTCACGTTGTTTCTCCAACGCTGCGATTTGGTCTTTGATAGCCTGTATATTCTTTTCGTAGCCTTGGCGTTGCTCATCATTGAATACCCAATAGGTATTGTTGAAAGCTCGCTCCAAACGTGAGTAGGCTGTTTGCAAGTTGTCTATCTGCTTTTGTAGGTTCTGTATTCGCTTTTCGTACTTTTTATCGTGCAACTTAGCGAATATTCCAACCACAGAAGTAATAGAGGAAACCATGCCCGTTATACCACCCAATATATCACCGCTCATAAACTTGCCGACAGAAGCAGCGGCATTGCCCAACTGCCCCATGAGGTCTATTGCAGTCCCCAAGCCGTCAGCTACACCATCCATGCCCAACGCATCAAACATTGATTGCAAGGACGAGGCGCAATCCGTGCTTATGCTTGTCACTTTCTGAATGGAGTTGGTAATGCCTTGTGCTGCCGACTTGACATCTTTCTTGGCTTCATCAACACTTTTTTGAGTTCCCTTGCCGCTTGCAAGGTCTGCCTCGGCTTTCCTTAGTTTCTTCTTAGCCGCCAGATAATCATTGAAAAACGTGCCAAGTGCCTTGAACGGATTAAGTTCTTGAATACGGTTCTTGGCTTGGTTCAGACTATCAATGACAGCCTTGTAATCAACAGGGCTTAGTTTGAGGTTGCCAGCATTGAGTTGTTTCTGTATATCACTTATCAGCTTTTGTATTTGAGCGACAGTAAGCGTGTCAATGTCTGTAAAGAGGTTTTTCCAACTTTCAGACTGTTGTAAGAATGACATATTGAGAGCCGACAATGCCTCTTGTTCCGCTTTGTTGATTTGTGTCAGACGCTCCGCATCGCCCATTTTCTCGGCTTGGGTACGAAGTAAAGCGTACTGTGTGGTGATAGACTGCCTTTGTTCCTCAAAGGTGCGGTAATCATCAAGCACGGTCTTTTGCAGTTCCTTTTGCAAGTCTGCATCATGTTGTGACAGAACAAGGCTTGCCTCGGCTCTTTCGTCTGTGCTGACTATACCGCTTTCTCCATTCTCCAACTTGGCTTTGGCTACGGCTACGGCTTCAATCTTTTCTGCAAGGGTTTGGCACTGACCGATAGAGTCACTAACTTGCTGCTTGAACTTTTCAAGTGCTGTTTTTTCACCGTTCAACTCGTCACGTTGGGTTGTTAGCGAGATAAGATAATTACCCTCACCCTCGGTTAGCTTAGTGCCACCATTCCGCTTTTCTTCAAGTTTGGCAATTTCATTTTCAACATATTGCTTGTATGAATTACCATCAGTCAGCAACTTTTCAAATTGCTTGTCAGCTACCTCCTTGCCCATATTCTGCACCCAACGGAAATATAGCTGATACTGCTTTTTCTTGTAATCAAGTTCACCCTCAAGCAGCTTGTTCTGTGATTGGGTGTAACTTGTATTTTCAAGATTGCGCCTTTCTTGGAAATTCGCCTTTTCACTAACAGTAAGACCGCCTTTGCCAGCTTTCTTACGAGCTTCTGCGAGTTCCTTTTCTTCTTTGTCTATCTGTTGGAGAGATTGCTTGTGTTGCAATTCGAGTTGTGCCTTGCGTTTCTCGTAGCCTTCCTCCATGACTGCAATTCTCGCCTCTTCAAGTCGCTTTTCCGCTTCAAGTTGCTTTTGTTTCAGACTTTCTGCATTACGTTGTGCGTCATTTGCACCGCTGTGACTACGACCACCGACACCACTTCTTTTCTTGCCTTTACCCGTAGCATTGTCTAAGCGTGTCTGTAACTTTGTTATCTGATTGTTGTAATCTTTCCAAGCCTTGCTGCCAAGTTGTGCCTCACCCCTAAGCTGTTTTAGCTTTTGAATTTCTGCACTAATACCACTTTCTGTATTGAGGTCATTTTGATGCTTGGCAATTTCGTCATTTACCGCTTTCAACAAGGAAAGTGCATTTTCAAAGCCATAGGTCTTGCAATCAATCGTTACTTCTTTTCCATCCAGCTTGCTTGCAATATCGTGGAGTTCATCAAGACTAAGTGTAGTTATATTTATCGTTTGCGGAACTTGGCGCATTTTATACCCCGTCTTTTCCGCATTTGCAATGATTGTATCTGCTGCCTTGTTTGCTGCCGCTTCATTATCTTCAAAAGCCTTTCTCGCCTCTAATGCCTGGTCTATGATACCGCCATCGCCCGAAAATACATCTTTGAATGTATCTGTCAGCCAATCGTAGTTAGTTATAAACTCTGCATGGCTTTCGTCAATCTGTGCGCCTTTAAGAATGTCTGTTATCTGCTGCCTAAGCTGTTCTTTTGCCTCTGACTTTTTTGCATCATCAAGTTTTACCATTTTTGGCAAGGCTTCCTCAATTACATTGCTAATTTGAGGTGCAAGTGAGGTGGCTATTTGCTGAATATCCTTGCTGTCGCTGCTCCAACCCATACCAAGAATATCGCTCCAATTGTAATGATGTGCCTCTTTCAGTTCTTCAAGTACGGTTTTGCGCAATTCATTCAATGCGTTTGTGTAAGTTTCTTTTGTATCATCAAGTGCATTTGCCCTACCTGTTTCTGCATTGTTGGCTTTCATCGCTGCTGTAAGGTCGTTGTAAGCCTGTGTTATATCTTCAATGCTCGCATTGTTTTCAAGCGTTTTCATGTTGTTCTCTTTCAACTTTTCGTTTAACTCGTCAAATGCTTTCTTCCATGCACTCGTTCCCCTTGTGCCATTCTGTAACACAGAATAAAGCACTTCCATATTGGCAAGCTGCTTTTCGCCTGTATCACCGAACTTGTTAAGGCTTTCTGTTGCATCATCTGTGCTGTCGCTAAACATAGTAAAGGCACTATACACAAGACCAACAAGGGTAAGGATTGCACCGAATGGATTTGCAGCCATTGTAGCCCAAAGAGCTTTTAAGCCAGCCATTAGCTTTCCTGTCGCAACGGAAAGAATATTTGTCGCTGCCGTCTGTGCTGCCTTTGCGCCTGTATCGGCAATAGATGCCGTTCTTGCTTGTTGTGTTGCTAATGTTTCAAGTTGCTTCTTCTTGGTGTAAAAGTCAGTCTGTGCAGAAAGAGCCGCCTTTCTTGCTGCGGATTGGGTATCTGTTGCCGCCTCAAGTTTCTTTTGTGCGCTTGCTATGGCGGTTGCATCACCAGACTGTTGCGTCCAATACACCTCGTATCTTGCTGCTTCTGTTGCTTGTGTAGCTGCAATGGCTTTGGCTTTTGCAGCTTCCACACTACGAGCTGCCGCCTTTACATCAGAGCGCATAGCTTCAATCGTTTGTGTTTGGTTCGCCATTTTAGCCTGTGCCTCTTGAACGATTGCTGCTCTATAAACCGCACTCTTTGCTGTAAGGTTCTGCTTTGACAAAGCCAAGCGTTGTTCTGCTGTCATAACACCCATAGCAGCCGCCTCATATCCGCTGCTTGAAGCGGTTAAATTGAGGTTGGCAAGATATTCTTGCTGTTGTGCTGTCAGTAGGCTCTGAATGGCTGCTATGCGCATTTGTTTCACTACTGCAGACTGTTCTTCGGCTGTCAGTGTTGTTACAAGTGCATCATAATTGGCTTTCTCGGCTGCTGCCATAGCCTTTTTTTGATTTGACACCTCGCCTGTTAGTATGGCTTCGGCTTTCATCAGTGCAAGCTTGCCAGTCCGTGCCGCATTATCAAGTACGGCAATTCCTGTGTAGCCCTTGGTGGCTACACTTGCAAGAATGGTGGCTGCTTTGACAGAACCATAGGCGATAGCAACTGATTTGAGTATGCGCACCACATCGTCCATGTGTTCTACAAGGTATGTTGCACTTTGTATTCCAGCCGACAAAGCCCCCTCGGATTTCTCGCCTAAACTATTGAGCGCACTATCCCATGCGTCTTGTAAGTTGGCAATCTGTCCTGTCAGTGAAGAACTTTGTTTCTCCATGAGCTGATAGAATTGACCGCCAGCATTAGTCATTTTGTTAAGGACTTCCTCAACATCTGGGAAGCCAATCTTTCCAGCCGAAACCATTTCGTCAATGCCCTTGGCTGTTGTATGGTACTTTTCGGCAAGCTCTTGCACAAGTGGAATACCTCTACCCGTGAACTGCCTTACATCTTGGGCGTACAAACGACCTTGTACCATTGTAGTACCATACAGATAGATTATATCATTAAGCGGAATGGAAAGACCACTTGCAATGTTACCCAGGCGCACAAGCGTATCATTCACCTTTTCGGCACTGACGCCATAAGCCAAGAGTTGTTTTGCACCCTCTGCTACGCCCATGAGGTCGTAAGGCGTTTTTGCAGCCGTATTAACCATCTGTTGCATAAAGGCAGTGGCTTTTTCCTCACTATGTAACATTGTACCAAAGGCAATCTCTAACTGTTGGAACTGACCTCTAACGGACACAATGCTACTGACAAGGTTATTCATACCCTGTCCCACAAGATAGTAGGTTATATATTGCCCCGCTCTCTGCGCCATTTGCTGAAAGGATTCCTCAACCTCTGCGGCTTCCTGTGCTGCCGTATTGGAAAAGTCCTTAATGTGTCGTTCCATAGCCTGTGCCGACACATTGAAATCGTCTATGTCAAGGGTAGCCTTAAAAGCCAATCCACCGCCTATATTTTCCATTTAGATAATTCCTTTGATATAGTTCTTAATATCTTCTTTTGTTTTTAGTTCGTGGCGTTCAATCTTGCTTTCATCAATAACATTGCCGTCTTCATCAGTAGGCAAGTCCTTTGAACGTGGTGCATCTGCAATCATCAGTTGCACATTGAGCCACGAAATGCCCCAAAGCAAGTAATCATAAGACCACCCATAACTACGCATGAGTTCGCCACGACTACCCCAAGGACTATTAAGTCCTGTTACTCTATCCGCTGCGCTTCGGGTTCGGTTTTCGGTTTGGTCGTTCCTACTTCCCGTATCAATCGAATAGAGCTGATAAAACCCGATGGGTTCATCATCTGACTAATAACGGCTGCGAGCTTGCGCAAACGCTCCACTGTAAGATGTTCAATGAAGAACTTAGTTAGCTCTTTTACCGCCTTGCTGTCTTTGTCGGCAACGGAGGGGTTGTTGAGAACCGCAACGGCTGCAATCTCTGCCATCTGCTTTATATACTTGAATAGTCGCTTGCTTTCCTGTATCGGCTGTTCCTGTATGGTCTTTTCATCATACTCAATGCCTATATACATCTGGCGCAATCGGTCTATTGTTCCGAGATACAAAGGCTTTATGTTGAAATGGCGCATATATACTTCTTTCATGCGTTCCGTTTCAACTTCTGGTATCTCCACGATAGACACATTCCAATTTTTAGGAATACGTTTGTCGTGCCAAACCTTTGTGCGTTTTGGAAATGTACGTTTAAGGAAATTGTACCATTTTGACGGCTTTACTGGGTAAATCTTCAATGGCACAGAGAACTTGCAACCCATCTGCAACAGGGCTTGCAATGCCTTTTCCTCTAAGTCCAAACGCTGCTCTCTTGTCAGTTCTTTCTGTTCTTGATTGTCTTCCATATCGTTGTAAAGTAAACAAGCCCCCTAACCATTTTAGGGAAAGGAGGCTTGAATTGGTAAGTTGTTATTACGAGGTTATTCCGCCTTTGTCGGGTCTGTTATAGTTTCATCAACCGTTAGCTGGTCTTGGAACTTGATTTTCATCGGCAAAAGGCAGATACCCTTTGAAGAATAGGTAATCTCAAAAGAGGGAACGATACAAGCGTTAGGACAGCCCACAAACAATCCCTCCTCTGGCTGAAGCCATATTGCCCACTCCTTGTAAACAGGCTTGCGTGGACGCAACCATTTACGCTTTGGCTTAGTGCCTGTTACTGTACCACCGAAATAGCGAGCCATAAGCTCCATATCGGGGTCCATAAGCGTAAGTTCAACCGTGGTGACATAATCACCCATAAGTGTAATGCGCTTGTTTGATGTTTCAGACTTGTGTTCCGTTGTTTCTACATCATCGTCTTTCAAGGTGCAAGTGTCTTGGTACACATCACCTAAATCAAGCCAAGCATTACCATTGGGGGGCATTGCTCCCGCTGTTTCGCTTGCTGGGGCTACATAGATTTTCTTCAAGCCCATAGTCGAAAGTATTGGCATAACTTATTAAATTTAATTGTTTGACTTCTTTTCTCTAACAACAATATCCAAAGAGAACGATACAAAATGCTCATTGTGGTTTGGCTCTTTCATTGGTGGATTGATTAAACCAATATTCCAATTGTAACCGCAACCATGCTCATAATGGTTTTGCAGTATCTCCATAGCAGCCTTGCGCAACTCTATGAGCCTTGCAAAGTTGGTATGAAAAAGAGCCTTTCCACACCCAACGCCTTGCGGAATGTCTGGCACATGAATATTGACATTGATACTACCATTACGCACAGACCCCTCGCCATCAATAGACCTTGGCACTATGACAATGCCCTCCTTGGAGTAGTCCTTTCGTTGGTAGTCGGGATTTTCTGCATAGTCGGTATTCACCTCCATGCCGTCAATCAGCATTTGGCGTACCTTGATTGCTATTTCTTCTGTCGTTATCATAATACATTGCCAAATAATTCATCTGCTTTTCTTTTCGCTTTATCCATGAGCTTTTGCATCGCCTTTGGAAAATCTGTCTTTGCTTTGAGTTCTGCGGGCAGAATGACATTGTAACCTCTTGCCTCCACATAAGCGGCATAGTTCATTCCAGCGACAATGATAAGTGAGAAAGAGTTTGAAAGCGTTTCTGCCATTTTCATAGCCACTTTCAGCGCATTGTCTGCGCCCTCTCCCTGTTGGACTGCACCACCAAAGTCAATGATTTCACCATTGCGCACCACTGCGTAGCCTATTGAGTTGGTTAGGTTGCCTGTTCTGTCGGTGTAATTATGCTTATCCTTTGCATACTTGGTGAGTTCTTCCCCTAAGTATTTCAATAGGGAAATGGCGGCTTCTTCCAATCGTTTTTGAAACAATCGGACTTGTGCGCCTATCGCATCATCACCAAACATCGGAGTTATCCCCATATCTCAATGTATTTACGGTTCATGTTATCAATACCCGAAACAACAAACTCGTCTATACCTCCATCTTCGCTTGTAACACGCACCGTACAACCAATAGCCAACACACCATCAAAGTATTTTGGAATAAACACATCATAGGTGTAAGCATATATCTGTCCGTCCGTGCCTACTACTTGCCTTGCTGGAATAGACTTGTCTATCTGACATTCACACCCTTTCAAGAAAGGTGCTTTATCATTCGGAATGGCAAAGCCTGTCTTTGGGTCGGTCTGTACGCTACCAACAGGCTTGTATTCAAAAGTTCCGTTAGTTCTCATTGCTTACCACAGATTAGAGCCGTCAGTAATTGTTGGCACTTCATCGAAATTCTCCAAGTCCAGACCGTTTTCACTGCAAATAGCCTTGATGCGCTTGCGCAACATATCCACGTTGTAGCCTTGTGAGGATTTTCCGAGGCTATCGCTACTAAGAACAACCATTTGGGACAATACCTTTACGGCTGCTTGTGCGACAATCCTTTTATCCGTTGTAGGGTTGTAGGGCGTTTCTGTGTCGCTCACTCCAACATCGGATAAGGCTTTCATCATAGACAGCTTACTTGGCACATACGGCTCAATTTCAGCGGTCAGTGCTTGGATTTTCGTTAGTTCCATATACTGTTACTCTGTTACGTTGTTGTCATTCTCGTTAAGGTATTCGGCAAGTTTCTGTGCCTGTTCTTCTGTCAGCTTGCCAAGAGCGTTTGAAACGCCACGTTCTTTCACGTTGGATGCAAGGCTTACACCGATAAGTGTAAGACCCTCTTTCAGCGTTTCAAGCTGATAGGCAGTGCCATTGAATACAACAGAGCCTTTTGTAATGTTTGCATCATCTTTGGGTGCATTATCATCATTAGCGTTGTTGTCATTCTCGTTAGGCGCATCTGACAGGGAAACAATGGCGCAAAAGCCACCGCCAACAAGGGCGTTGATACGCTCCACATCAGCAGAGTGTATCAATTCGCCTTTGTCCATAACCTTGTCTTCCACCTTGCCGTGAAATGGTTTGATAACTTTCAGTTCCATACACGAAAGGTTTAGAGTGAAACAAGGGTAGAGTTTGCATCGTATGCCGACTTGGTGATATAGTAAGGTACAACACCGTTTGCATCGGCTTTTACCTCTTTCTCATCAAATCCACGCACCTGTGCGCATACAATCTGTCCCATCTCTGTAATGAGTGGCAACAGACGGGCTGCGCCCTCTGTGTACTCGCCAGCGGTCTGTCCCGTAGATGCGCCCGTGCGCCACTTGGAAATGCGAATACCATTGCCAGCATTGATGTAGTCCACGTTGTCTTCCTCGATAAGCTCACTGTCTTCAATGGCGGGCTGTATCTCACCAATGACACCAGCGGGTTTGATAGCGATAAAGTTAGGATTCCACGGCTGTATGGCGTTGCGCTTTCTGTCCTTATCAACGCCCATCTTACGCTTAATCACCGTGATAGACGGGATTTCGTTCTCTGTGAGCAATGCGGTAAGTTCGGAAGCAGTTACGACCTGTGCCTGTTTGTCTGTGCCATGAGCAAGCAAACGTGTGGTAGAGTCCATGCGTAGCCATGTGTAAAGCTCTTGCGACATGAGGATTTCACCAGGCTCAATACCACGGTCACGCAAATCAGAGCAAAGGGCAGAAAGCCACAGAATAGGAATGAGCTTACCAGCCTTGGTGTTTGCAGTTGTCCAATTGCAAACACTGACAATCTTGTTCTGCTCTTCCATCTTGTAATCAATCTCATAAGAGCGACCACCAGGGTTGTTGATTTCGGGCTTGAACTGTGCGATACCCCAATTTGAGAAAGCCATAAGGCAGATAAAATCCATTACGTCCTTACAGCCAAGATATGCGTCTTGAATGTCATGGGTAAGGGTCTTTTCAATCTGCTTAACCTTGTCAGCCTCCTTGAGGCGTGGGTTCTCGTAAACTTCCTGTAACTTGCGGTAGTCACGGGCAAACATCACGAACTTGTGTCCGATACGGGGAATTTCCTTAGTCCAGACATCAAAGCCGTCAGTTCTACGCAATGGAGAAGGAGACTCATCAGCCAACAGAGTAGCCATGAAACGGAGGTTGTATTTGCCAACGATAGCCTCGGCTGTCAGTGACATCTGAGGCGTGTTGTAGGTAAACCAACTATCAGAGTACATCTTCTGAAAGATTGTAGCTTCCTTTTCAGAGGCTTTGTCGAAAGTCTTTCTCCATGTTGCCAATAAGTCCAAAGGCGCACCCTTCTTATGCAATCCTTTGAATGTTGTGAAAATGGATTTCATTGTACTTTATAATTTAGTTATTTTACGATTAGTACGACTGCGTGAGCTTAACGTGCGGATTGGCAGACAGGAACATTCCCGTGCTGTCTTTCTGTGAAGACGGAATAGGCGGCACACGCCTTTCATACAATGCGTATTGCATTGTGTCTGCCGACACATCAACACCTGTTTCAAACTCGCTAACCTCGTACTCACGGAACAACACAGAGTTAGCCTTGCCACGTTCTGCGGCATTGTTAGAGCTGTCCTTGACTACCTCTGTAAGCACATCGCCAGCTTTCAGTCCTGTAATGGCAGCACTAAGCGTTACGACATACACGTTACCCGTGTTGTTAAGGCAGTTGCCGTTGTCAATGGCAGTGATAGTGGGAGCGGAGGTAAACGTGCCTGTAACAGCACCGACCTTTAACACACTATCACCAACAGCGAAACAAGGAGCGTAAAACTCATCAACGTAGAGCGTTACTTTCTTGTTGTTCTCGTTGTCCACCTCAACGACTTTTGCAGTCTTGATTACTTGCACCTTTCTTGTGGTTTCGTTGAAAATGGCGAGTGTTCCAGCGGGGACTACATCACCCACACGGAACTTCTGACCCTCCACATCAAGATTGAAGCCACCCTGTACGATAGACGGGCTACCTGTAAAGATAGGGCGCATACCCGTAAATGAAGCTGTCTTGCGTTTCATCTGTTTGTTTTATTTTACGGTTATAGACTCCAGCAAAGCGTCAGCGGCTTCATCAACCTGTTTTTCGCTTGCTGCCTTAGCACCCTCTGCTTGGTTAGACATAAGACCATTGGTAATACAGTCCTGTTTGAGAGCCGACACCGCTGCTTCCACATCTTCATCATCAGAAATGGACTTAGCGAGCCTGTCACGAAGAAAAGCGGGGATTTGGTGCTTTTCAAAAGCGGCATTGATTGTAGCCGTGCGTTCGCTGTGGCTCTTTTCCGCTTTCAGTGCTGCAACCTCTTCTTGCAGTTTCTTGATAGCCTTGCTTTCTTCTGAACTGCCTTTACCGCCACCATTGCCATCCTTGTTGTCTGGGTTGGGCTTTTCACCCTCACCGCCCTCACCGTCATTTGGCTTTGGTTTCGGATTGTCCTTTGCCTTGTTCGCCCACCTTGTAGCCTCGCTCTGGCTTGCTGTTGCCACAGAGAGAATGAGGTTTGCGGTGCTTTCGATTGCGTCATTGTCGGTAGAATCATCTGCCACGCTGCCACCCATAGCCTCGGTTATCGCTGTCAGATACTTCTCCGAAAGACCCGTGTCTTTGCACTTGTCTTTTACCTTTGCAAAAAGTTCTTTGTTCATATTTTAACTGATTTATACCCCTAATTAGGAGTTGTTTATATTCTATGTTTGCAAAGATACGCATTTTATTTAATAATGTGTTCATACAACACAGATAATTTTTACTTGGTAAATTCGGAGTTTTAGCGGCTAAAACATTCACCAAGTAAATTTTTTCGGTAAATTTTCCCAAAAATATTTGGTGTATTCAATAAAACACACTACATTTGCAATGTGTTCAAGAAACACAGATAATAGACCGAATAAAAAATAAGTTTATGAAAGCAATATACGCAAAGGACATAAAGGCGATGGTTAGGCAGTTTGACCTCAACGAAGCCGAAAGCGACTACCTCAACGACATAGCAGAAGCTATCAACAAGGAGCGCACAGATTTATGTGAAGACATACAAATGACACTTCTTTACGGCTCTTACTCAAAGTCAAAGAGAAACGCAATCAGAGCGTTGCTTGTTTACTTTGGTGCAAAGGCACAGAAAGAGAATGAGCTATACAGGAAACTTGATAAAACCTGTTGGGAAATTGCAAAGGTGTTGAAATGCGGCTCTTACCAAGTCATGCAATGGATTAAGGGTATTGCTTGCACAAAAGACCGTTTCGGGAAATTCGTTGAGTGCTCGGACACATTCGGGTTGAATTATTTGGAAATAGCATAAAGGTAACGCCCCGCCTAACCAACGGGGCAAACAAAACAATATAGAATTATGGAAATAACAATAAATCAAGTACAAGAGATAGTATCGGCTCTTACATCAGACGAACAGCAATTACTCAAAGATACCATTAACTACGGTTCATGGGGTGATAGCGATTGGGAGTTTCTTAACGATAGGGGATGTGTAGAAACTGTTGCAATGTATGGCTACTGCACCAATGATGCAAAGAGAGCTGGACATTTCAGCGGAAGAAAAGTATCTTCAATGTTCCGCTCTATGTATAAGAAACTATGCCCAACAAACCACAATCAGATAGGTAGATATATTTCACACTGTAATGATTGGTGGGGCGATGGTAGTGGTGATATGCTGTTCATCAGAACAGGCTACTACAACGCATTTGAGGAATGGGCAAGAAATAAATAAACAAACATCACTAACAATTAAAAATATACAATTATGACAAAGTATTTAGTAATAAAAATAAGGAAGCATTTTAACGGGGCATTTTCAACTTATATTGTTGCGGAGTTTTACAACCCAGAGGAAGCACACGAAAGAGCTATGTACCTCAGAGAAAAATCTTGCGCCCTTTTAAGTTACAAAGTTATAGAATTCACATTCCCTAAATTTTAAAACATACGATTATGAAAACAGGAACATCTAACTACACGCCTAAGTGCTTGGAGTTCTCCAAGTACTTCAAGGGGATGCAAGGTGTAACGACACACCAAAGCGAGGATATAGACTACAACGATTTTTCGGGGACGGTCTATGTAAACCGCTACGAGTTTGTCTGCATAGACCAAATGGAAGAAAGCGGTTACATGGTGTATATAAACAACCCCAACGGACACGATGGGGAACAATGGGTATTCGGGTACTACAAGACATTTGGCAGAGCCTTAAAGAAAGCAGCTGCAATCGTAGAGAAAAGAGAATACCCAAAACCTATTGAAATTTGGTAATAACAACTAAAACATACTGACATGGCAACATTAGCAATCAAAATTCCCAAATGGGACATTGAAGAAGAAACGGGCTACAAGCCTTTCACTACATTTTGGCAAGATTTCTCCATTGCCGACACATACGGCTTGCAAGCCATTCAAGACACGTTCAACCGTGCCTTTGATGCGTGGAAAGACAATTACAAGTACCTCACAGAACTTGTGCTTGTACTCAATCACAAGATATTCCACCACTATGTAGAGAAAGGCACAGAAGAAGAAAACGAGAAAGCCTCTCTTTACAATGAGCTTTGGAACAAAGCCAACGACTACGCATTGGAAAACTTGCAAGGTGAGCAAGCTGATTACTTCTACCACTTAACAGATTAAGCTATGGAGATAACAGTAACAGTGAAACTGACAGAGGGCATGGTGTATGATGCGATGAAAGAAGCAGTACAAGAGTTCTTCACGAACTTGCCCTCACAAGAGAACAAGACAGGTTTGTTAAAGCATAGCCTTTGGAGCCAGATACTACGCAATGGCAAGCCTGTTACAGATAGCGACATTGAGCCACTGAAAGACAATTCACTTGGTGAAGAAACAAAGTATAGCGTAATACTATACCGTGGCACAAAGGAAATGGGAACAATTCAAATGTAATGATATGAAACGAATAAAGGACTTGTCACAACTATCTAAAGGTTGTACCATAACAAAAATTTGCAATGGAGAAATTCAGCATTGGGAGTTCCTTATGATACACCCACACAATGAAAACTATATCCTTGCCTTAAACTCTTGGACGCAAAGCGGGGATAAGCTCTATATCCCCAACATACTCAAAGAAGAATATTATGTTGGCAAGTACGACTCCTGTTTTGTTGCACAGGAAAGAATAAGGCAATACGAGAAGCAGATTAAAAGATTACAAGAACGTATAAAGCAATTGCAAAATGGAAACGAAAACGTGTGAGATATGCGGAAAGACTTTGCCACTGTCCGCTTTTTCAAAGTCCTATAAGGGGCGTTGCAAAGAATGTGTGGCACGACTGACAAAAGAAAAGCGTAACGGCACAGCAGCCACTACCCATAAGCCGATTGATTGGGAGCAACGCAGATACGAGATAGCAAAGGATATGCTTTGCGCTATCTATATGGACGATGGCAACGAAAAGCGTAGTGATTGTTTAGGAAAAAATTCGAGTATCAGAGTTTAGAGGGCAGCGCAAGGGAAGCTGTCAGATACGCTAACGTACTAATTGAAGAACTTAAAAAGTATGATAATGGATAAAAAGACATTCTTTCATAAGGTAAGCCAAATGCGAGCCGCACAGCGTGAATACTTCAAGACACGGAGTAGCGCAGCACTCGCCTCAAGCAAGTTGTTGGAAAGGCAGATACATTTCGGCAAAGCGTGAAGGTTTTATAGATGGTGCCAAATGGTTTGATAATGCTATTTGGCACAGTGCAAGTGAAAGACCAGAAGAGGGAGAACAAATCCTTTACATAGTAATAGATGAAGATGAAATTGTTGATGCGAAAGTAACCATAACAGCCCTGTACGATTTCATACCGTGGAATAAGGTCATAAGTAGCTTTCATATCAGCAAGTGGTGCTATCTTGCCGACATACTACCGAAAGGAGGCAAATGATGAATCACGGATATTGCAAAAACTGTTTTTGGTACAATCAAAATTAAATAATATTATAAATCGTTATGGCAAACAAAATTAACATTGAGAATTATATACAGCGTTTGAAAGAATGTCAGAGTATGGACGATATAGAAAGTGCTCATGCTGACGCAGACAAGGTTTTGGAAGAAGTCATACTTAAAGAGCTTGGTGACGATTTCAAACAGGTTGTAAATGAATACAAGAAAGTACCCAAATGGTATGCGTAAACTTAGTAAAGATGAAGACACTAACATTTGATGTAATGCTCAATGGGCGTTTTATCTGCACGTTGTTCTACAAGTATTGCCCACTGTTCCCAATAGACAGTGAAGAACTTGTGAAGTTCGTTCTTGAAAAACGCCCTACATTAAAGGGCAAACCTTTTCGTATCGCTTTTTAGTTCAAATTGAGTATCTTTGCACCCATAAACAGAAATGATATGACACCACAAAGAAAAGTTATTCACGTTGAACTGAATGAGCCGTACAACAATAAGCACCATTGGTATTTTGGCAGCATATTAGCAATATACGACACTCTGCCTGTTGATGTTGTTGGCATAGCTCATACATCATTGTGGAATGTGCTTTCTAAGAACGGGAAGTACACAACGAAGACTGCAACAATAAGGCTTGGGGTTCTTCGCACGAAGCAAACAAACAGGGGAAGAAAGAAATAATGCTACAAAATATTTTCTTTTCAGAAATTTGTTGTATCTTTGCAATATAAATAAGGCTCTCAATTGGGAATCAGCGTGGATTGTAGTTCCACGAAAACAATACCAATGGTGAGCCTTATTTTTTTATTCTATGTTGTTCAATATGGAGGGATTGTCCGAAACACTCCATATAAGGCAAGTTCCGTCATGGAAATGCCTAACGATTATCCAACACTTATTACCGCCTATTTCCGTTTCAAACAAGTGCATTGTAGCCGTAGCCATGTGTTCATCAGCACCACTGCCACGATATACGGAGTTATCCAGCAGACTTTGCAAATCCAACAGAGCCTCGTTCTTTGCATCCACATCACTAAACGGTTGGTTAAGCCATTCCTTAACGCTACGGTTTGACATTGTGGCGGTCAGCCCTATTTGCGACAATGCTATTTCTTTGCCCACCAGCGCATCAACAGCAAGCCGCCTTATAGCCTTTCGTCTTTCCTTTGTTTCGTTGGATAGAGGCTTTCTTACGGGTCGGTATCCGTTAAGCGCATCCGTTATGCCTTGCTCATTGTCTTTGTAGAAATAAGGTAGTGTTCCAGCACTCTTAGCCTTTTCCATGCGTTCCGCATTGTCCCTCGCCCAACTTATAAGACGGTTCGGCATTGCAGTCACCTCGCCAGAACACTCTACGTTGTCTGGGCTTTCACCATCAAGGATGTTATCTAACATCTTATCAAGCTCTCCATGAGTTGCAAGCACAGGCACTTGGTAGCAGCGACAATTCGGGTGCCAGCCCGTCCACTTGAATGTCTTGGGGTAAATACCTTTCAAATCATCGCAAATGTCGGGTTCGGGATGGTTGTTGCTCAACTTGATTTCAATACCAATGACAAAGGGCATATCTTGCCAGCGGTCATATTCTGCCGTTCTGTATGCAATGTTTGTTTCGGTTCTTGCAAGTCGCTGTGCATTTCGATATGAGGAACGATAAACGCCTCTGCCTGGGTGGTAATCTTTAGGGTCATCGTCAATCCACTTGTAAGACTGACTTTCTATATAAAACACCCTACGTTTCCACTTGCGCCCATAAATAGGGTTTCCGTTCTCATCTTCACCCACCTTTACACGAAAACGCCTGTACCATCTATCGGGGTCGTTGAGATATTTCTGAACGACAGTTGCCATTCTGTTTGCAGCTGTTCCCTCTCCAATAGCCAAATCAATAGTATTTTCAAGCTCTTTCTTGTATGCTCCCGTGTACCTCCACACTCTCTGCGACAAGTTCAAGCCACCCGTGCCTGTTTTTCTCGCAAAAAATGCGTTCATGGCTTCTTGGTTGTGCTGAAAGTATTTGGCGAAGAATGGGCTTTCAATCGCCTTTTTGCCAAAGACCGACTTAACAAGTTCGTCTACGTGTTCGTTAGACTTTAGCCATTCCCTTTCAACACCCTTTCGTATGGTCTGATAGATACGGCTATACATATTGCGCAACATGGGCGTAACCTTTTCGCTATACCCGTATTCAGCAAAGGAGAATGGTTTTCCCTCCTCCAATTCTGTATTCTTCACCAAGTTAATTATTTGCATCAACACATCACGATACACCACCCTTATGTTGGCAGCATATCCCTCTGTGCGTCTGAATAACTCGGCTTGCGCTTTCTTATAGTCTATCTTTGCCATTGTTTACTTCTTACTGAATTTGTCGCATATATCCCTTGTTAGAAACTTGCTGTATTCCCAAAATGGACAACGGCACAAAATCATGTGTCCGTCAATAGCTGGGCTGTGCGGGTCGTATGAGTGTTTACAATCCTTGCACGTTAGCCCTAAGCCCTTTGGGTTGGTCGCTGTCTTCTTAGCCATTGAATAAATTTTTAATCAGTTCTTCTTTTGTCGGAAAACAGGCACTATCCAAAAAGTATAGGTGCTGCGGATTGTTGCGTGTGCCTGTGTTGGTATGCTCCACGTTACGCACGAATGTACGCAATGAGTTACAGTACACCTCTATGCCAGATATGCGGAAACAATGCGGTCTATTGTTAAGCATTGCCCAAACTTCATCACCGATATTATATCTTGTCTTTACTTCCATTATTCAGCCTCCCCGAATACGTCCATTTTGTTCAACTCCATTTGCTGTGCAAGTCTTTCGGCTTGCTCGGTCTTGATGCGCTCCATTTCCGACTTGCTATCCTTGACCAAGTAGGATTTCTCTACATAGCTTTCGAGGCTCAATGCTCCATCGTTGTACTGCTTTGAAAGGTCGGCAAGCATTTCGCTTACATCATCACCAAACGGCTCTTGGAACTCATGCCCCAACTCCAACGCTTCATACATTGCCTTGTGTCGGTAGTCAAGCACATTGCCAAGTATGGCTTTCATCAAAGATGCGTGGCGGTTCATATAGCCATCATGGTTTTCCTTGTGCCGTTCAGCCTTTATGATTGCAAGCAACATGACTTTGCGGATTGCCTTTGCTGAAAGATTGCCAAGGCTTTTCATGTTGTCAAAATCAATATTGGGAGTGAACGACTTAGAAAGAATGTGCTTGTCCAACCTCTCAAACTGATTTTTCTTACTCTCGCTCGCTTGGTCCCATGTGAGGTAACGCACATCACCGCCATTTTTTAAGATAAAGAGCTTTGCCTCTTCCTCTGACTTTGGGAGTGAGTTTAGGATTTCTGCGGTTGCAACCATCGCTGGGTTAGCGAAGCGGTCATTTACATCTGCATCCACACTCTCCATGTTTTCCTCTCGCTCAATCATCGGTTGCACATCTGCGTGTTCTGTTTCTTGCTCAAACAGCAACACGGGGATTTTGCCGATGGGGTTCAACATGGTTTGCACTTCCCAACCGATATTACCACGCTTGCACAGATAGATTGTATTTGCCGTATATACATCTATGTGGTGTATTGTGCGGTTGTCTTGCTCTGTAAGGTAGTACCCCCAAGCAAAGGCTTTGAGCCGTCCGTATTGGTCTTTGAGCGTGTATATATCATCGTTGTTTTTCTTGCTCAACACATTCAGCAAGAGCTGTGGCGTGTTATTCTCGTCACGGTACACATGGTAGAGAATGGCTGCACAACCCTCCGCACCCGCTGCTCGCTTGGCTTGACGCACAGAGCTGTCAAAGCGCACTTGGCGCATCAGTTCAATGTAAGTTGAAAACGCATCATCTGTACTCTTTGATAGCTGCGTCCACTTCACGGGTCTGCCATATAGGAACACGAGGCTAATCTCGTTTATGTACTTCTGATAGGGAATAGGGATTTTGTTGCGCTTACTCCAACGCAAGAAATTTCCTTGCTTGTCATACACCGCCCTGTCTTCACGCTCCATTACCTTGTGGCTACCAACCTCATAATCTAACAGATTGCGAGAAGCAGCCTCGGAACGGCTGTTAAGCATTGCAACCGCTCTTGTCACATCGCCAGCGGTCAATAGCTCATCGAAACTTTGCTGATAGCCGATAGCCGCCTTTAACTCATTTGTGATAGTCTGAATTATGCCCATCGTAGTTATTGTTAAGTTAAACCTAAAATTCTTTCTATGTTATCTGGAATGTCCACTTCATTGTAATCAAACCAACAGCGCATGAGAAACATATCTCGCCAGTCGGGAGAACAACCGATTTCCACCTTGATTTCCTCTTTCGGCTTTAGCTTCAGCTTGCCGTCACTGTCCGCTTTCCACGTTTGCAGTTGCTCAAGCTCTCTCGTTATTTGCTCCCTGTCGGCTTGGCTCACCAAATCCTCATCAATGCCTACTTCATGGGCGTTAATGTGTTCTGCGAGCTTATAACCGCATTGTGTCTGTAAGTTTTGGTAGTTCTCACCTTGCATAGCCGTGGAGTTATTGACAAAGCCGTTACAATCGCAATTATCAACAACACCACCGCCCACACCATCCTCATCAACAATCACCCTGTGGTTTGGTATTCGATATTTCCTTTGCTTTGTGATTATCCATGTTTGAATGTCCGTTGTCTTGCTTATGGCAAAGCAAACCTTGTCAATAATGAAATATCCATCCCATACAGCCAAACGTGCATGGTCGGCACCAAAACGGGCAATATCCCCCGTAATGTAATGCTTGCCTGTACGCAAAGCCAGCTTGTTTCCGAATATGGCGCATATATCATCATGTGAGCATAGAGCGTTGGGGTTATCGTCATATTCCCAATCACCAAGAAATAGGCGGGCAAACTTCACTTTGTCGGAGGTTGTCTTCAAGCCCTCTATATAGTCGGGGTCTATGAATGGGTTTTCCTGTACCAAGCAAGCAATGTAGTAGCGGTATTCCGCAAGCTGATTAGCCTTGTATGGCTTGTAGAATATATCATACATCCAATTCTTCTTGGGGTTACAGGTAATGAATAGCTTTCGCTTTAGTCCGTATTCCTCATTCAGACAACGACCGATACGGGTCTTGAGGGTATCGTATGCACCAAAGTTTACCTCACCACCCTCTTCTATCCAACCGCCTGTAAACTCAATAGAGCCGTAGCGTTCATAAAGAGGGTCTGAGGGTTTATATTGCAAGTCAAGAAAATCAATGCGTGAGCCATTGTAGAACTGAATGTAGTTAAGCTGTCCGTTGAAACTCCACATTTCTTCTGGAACTCCATACATGGCGCATACACGCTTGAATGTTATGTAAGTAGATTGCGTGATGCGCTTCAACTCGGCACGACCAATAAACCACTTAGTACCAGCAAAAGCAAGACACATGAATAAAAGCCATACAGCACCCGTCCACGACTTAGCACCACCAGCAGCACCACCATACAGAATTTCCACATGGTCGCTATCCGTCAGTATGGATAGGGCTTGCTGTTGCTTGTCATGGTTCTTTCCGTCACGGCTCGTTATAAAGTCAAAACGACCCCTACGGAATAGCTCCACTTTGACTGCAAGAGCCAAGGGCAGTGTTATGTTCTTATTCTTTGCCATTCTTTGCGCTGTTCCTTATCTTATCAAGTAGCGTATTGTATTGTATAAGTTCTTCATCTGACAATGCGGACAAATCCACGTTGTTTGACACATTGGCGTTTATTTCGCCCTCTATGTTCTGGGTAGCTTTGCCGAATACCCTGTCAAAGAGCATTTCAACGGTGGAAGTTCGCCCGTAACGTATATCAGAGTTAATGGCGGCTATGATGTTCAACACCCAGATAGGCGTGTCCTTGTTTGGTTTGGTGCGGTCGGTTGGGTCTTTCAACAATGGTTCAAGTTCTGCGGTTGAACTCTCATACAGATGTTGTATGACCTTTAGTATTTCTTCTTTGCTGCTTTGAGGATTAACCTTTTTGCCTGTGGTGGTCTGTATGTATTTTAGCACAGAAAGATTGCCCCGACCTCGTTTCTTAGGTTGGTTCTCGGAAGTGAAGCGGTTGCCCTTTTTATTTCCTTTCTCAAATAGTGCCATTCGTTGTAAATTCGTTGATTTATCGCTTTAGCGTGTTTGTCGAACACACTTTATAACTGCAAAAAATCGGACAGCGAGAAACACCGCCCGATTTATTCACTTGGTTAATCGGCTCTAAGCCTGTTCCTGTGCCTGGTACTTATCGAAGAACCATTGCATAAGGCTATCGCCCAACTCATCGTATGCGTCCAATTCCTCCATGAGTTTGTCCGCTTTGTCAATAACATTGGCAAGTGCCTTGTTTTCCTCATCAGTCTGCTCTGGTGGGAAGAACTCGCCAGCCAAATCACGTTTGAGCATTGCAAGCTCCAACGGTGTCAATTCAATTCTTGTTTCTTTCGTTTCCATTGTCCTTATGATTTATTAGTTGTGCAAATTTACATTTATAACTTGTATTTCTTGGCTATTCCGATTGCCTTTTTGGTGTATTTGTCGGATTTGCCATGAATACCCTTTGTTACGACCTCTGCCCAAAACTCATCTACGTTGGTTTTGCCGTAAGAGCCATAACCTTTTTTCTTCTTATCCTTACTCCACGCTTTGTAAAGTGAGGATATTTCCTTTCCAGCCGCCTTGTGCTTGGCAGATGAATAAGAGCTTGTCCAAGTGGCGTGTGCCAATTCGTGTGTTACAGTGTGCTGTGCAGCCCTATTCGTCACGTTCTTAAATCCGTTGTCGTAGTTGGATTTCTTGTAAGCCGCCTCGAACTTGCGTTTAGATGTATCAAAGTGCTTTCGGCTAAGGTAAATACCCTTTGAGCCGTCAGAGCCGATGTAAGTTACACCATAAGCTCCGTCAATGTCAGCAAGGCGTACATGGCGTTCCCTTACGCCCATTACTTTTTCGTAGCGAGATATGGCACGGTTGATTTGCTTTTCCATATCACGATTTTTCATACCGCCCGTACTTGTGGCGGTAGTTAGCATTTTGCCGACCTGTTTCTGTGTCAGCTTACGACCATTAGAATTTACGGCTACGGGAGAACTGCCTCCCTTTGCATAGTTATTTGAGCCGCCCGAATTTCTACCCATTGTTTATATTTTTTAAGTGTTTAACAATTTTAGGTACAAGCATGCGCTTGGCACGTTGCACCGCATAACTTTCGACAATATTAGAAGCAAGCCCACCTTGATTCAACAGGCGTTCCTTATACCGTCCGAGTATAACGCTGTTAGCCGACCGCCTTACATAGTCCACGAACTCCTTTTTGGTGCCTTGCTCTCTGTTCGCTTTGAAATGTTCAACCACTCGTTTCAAAGCTGAAATTTCTTTCGTGTCATGCTTTGTAACTTTAGCTAATTGGGAGCGAAATTCACTAAGTGTACTTGATACTTTGTCATTGTATTCCCATAACCAACTGCCAATAGGGTCTTCAAACATCTTGATTGCTTTAGGGTGCAATCCGAGCTGCCCAACAGTCAAATCACCTTTATCTGTATTGCTTTTCAGTAATCCGTTTGCATTTCTACCCATAGCTTACTTCTTTTTAGCGTTGATAAAATCAGTAATATATAGCAAACCGTGCTTTCGGCAAAAGTCTTGCACTTCTTCACCGCCACCATATACGACCAAGTTGGGGCGTTCAAGCCCGCTTATCTCCTGTGCTACTTGTAGGTCAGATTTCAAGCTCTCCATCCAACCATCCAAACCACGGGTAAAGAAAGCATTGTACCCCTTGGGAATACCCATTTTGTTGTATTCTATAAACTTGTGGCTCACGTTAAGGTCTGCATACACCTTTATTCCGCACTCTTGGAAATAGCGAGAAAGCCAGCGTTTCTTGTAAATGAGTTGAAGCCCCCATGCAATAGGGGTTTGGTCGTGACAACTACAATTAGGCTCTACTACCGCCTTGCATCCACTTGTGAGTATCTTTATAGGGTCTTTGAACAACGCTTCAAACCGATAATCATCTACATAGAAATGATAAGTCGCTACATCTTTGCGTAGTCGGCTGTTTGCGCCCCAAGGACTAAGCGGCAGTTCCACCTTGCCAGCTTGCTGTTCAAGCAGAAGATTGGGAATTTCAAATATGTTGTCGCTCTCATACAAGCAATCGTTATACATGGAACGGTAGAAAGCCTCCTTGTCGTTCACCTCATCATCGGTGCTTTCGCTTTCGGCTTCATCATCATCTTCTTCATCTGTCTGTTGCTCGACCTTTGCAGTTTTCTTTTTGCTCTTTGGCTGTTCTTCCTCATCTTCTGGAAATGTGATTCCGATAAAGTCAAAGTTTACATCTTGAAAGGTCGGTTCTACTGTCAGAGCGTTGTAGTCCCAATCGCCATTGTTGATGTTTGAGCGCAATATGATGTCAATGCGTTCATCTTCTGTAAGGTCAGAATAAAGTACGGTTGGAACTTCTTTCATTTTGAGTTTCTTAACCGCCTTGAGGCGTTGGTTGCCAGACAACACTACAAGTTGTCCGTCCTGTTCCTCCAACGCCATAGGCTGATGTTCCCAAAAGCCGTTAATGCGTATAGAGTCCACCAAGCGGTCAAACTCTGCCTTTGTAATCTTGCGAGGGTTGCTTGCCAATGGGTGCAAGTCCGAAACCTTGCGGTACTTCATCTGTTCAACATTCATCGCTCACCTCGCTTTCTTCCTTGTCAGTAGTGTTGTCCATGCAATCGGGGACAAGGTTATCCTCGTCCTCAATTACACAGAAACATTTGCGTATGTATTCAGCCAAGCGTACAAGGCGGTAGTGTTTCCTGTATTTGAGGAACACAATCCGACTTCCATCGTTGGTATCAACGCCATAACCATAGAAACGCCCTCTGTAATCAATGGGCAGCTTAACCGAACCTCCATAGATATACAGGTGTTCGGCACCAACCTTTGTGATTGTTGCTGTGCGGTTATACTCGCCATTAAGGAATATAACCACCTTTTCGCCCGCTGTCAGCGGTGCTTTAGGCAGCAGTTGCGCCACCTTTTCGCCTATCCATTCCCAGCCGCCCAGATAAAGGACACCGAAAAGGAGTAAAGCCGTTGCTATGCTAAATATTGCCGTTGTCATACCGTTGTGATTTACTTGGTGAATGTACTTTGCAAAGATACTAATTTTGTGTTTAACAAACACATATTTAACGGAAAATTTGCTTAAAGACCGTAAACTAACATAGCCGCATCCCTGTTATGCTCATTTGTGCGACTTTGCCAGCCCGTTATTGCCTTGAAACTCTCGCCTGTAAGTTTGGTTACATTTCGCTTAGGAGCAACCATTTCGTACTTGACATTTCTTTTCGTCTTACACAAGTCTGAAAGAAAATCATCCCAGATGCTTGCATCACGCTTTACAGAGCCGACACCTTGCAGTTTCTTCCGTTCTTGCTCACGGCTCATTCTCTTTGTTCCGAACCATGTTCTTTGCCGTGGGTCTTCCACACGCACAACTACCTCAATACCCGATTGGACATACTCATTCACAATCTCCATTGCCTTGTGTATAGCCATTGTTTCAAGCAAGAGAAACTGCCCACTTCCCCATATAGCCACGCCTGTATGTGTTCCCGTGTCTATGCCGATATAAGCCTTTCCAATTATCTTAGCCATTGCCACGTTTGATTTTGATGTACTGATTACCTGTATTTACATACTGTAAGGTCATAATGTACATAACCCTGTAAAAACTATCACGCCCCGCTACTTTGATAATGTCCTTTTTGAGTTTACGAGGTAAACGAAGAGGCGTATTCCTGTCTTTCTTTCCCATGTTACTTTGCATTTTTATATTCTTTCATTGCCGAGTGCAAGCTGCTTGTACTGTCAAGCAGCTTAATGAGCCTATCAACATCAACTGTCTTTTCTCCGTCCAGATATGCCCATACGCTACGCAATGCGTCCGCAATGGCTTTAGCTTGCTTACTGTCCTTGAGGGCACTCTGTACCTCTTTGTTGGTTGCCGTTGTCTTGCCGTTTGCTTTTGCAGTTCTTAGAGCTGTCTTCGCTGCCCTTACTTGGTCGTTCTCATGTGCGTATGTGCTGCTAATCTCCCTTGCTGCCTTTGCCGACAATTCACCGTTGGCAATTTTATCTTGTAGGTATTGTGGCAAGTCCAACAGCGAGAGGCACTTGCTGATAAATGCGGGCGATTTTTTGAATTTTTCGGCAATCTCAACTTGCGAATAGCCAAATTCTTCTTTGAACCGTCTAAACATTATAGCACACTCCAATTCAGAGAAACGCTTACCCTCATTGCGCATCATCTGTTCAATGTAGAGTTGTTCGGTGGTTGCGCCCTTTGGAGCTTTAAGAGCCTTAATGAAAGGGATGGTTGCACCCTCACTTATGGCAAGCATGGTCGCACGGTATCTTCTTTCACCATCCACCAGCTTGTATTTCTCCACTCCATCCTCTTTGAATGGAATGACGGTAACGGGGTTAAGCACACCGTTTGCCTTTATCTGTTCTTTGAGTTCGTCCAAATCGAAATCTCTACGCACGTTAAAACCGTCCATAACCACAATGTTACGAGGGTCTATCAGAAACAGGTCTGTGCGTTTTGTTGCGTTCAATTCCATATTAAAATCGTTTTTTGTTAAAATACTATTCCACAAACAAGCAAGTAAACATTGTAAGCCACGTTGTCGCTTGGGTGTTCATTGCAATATTCACCCAATTTTCTTGCCATGTCCCTTACTCTTTCCTTTTCTCTTTTCAGCCTCTGTATTTTCATACTGTATGCCATTAGAATAAATACTGTTGCCGTTGTTCCCATTCAAGCCGCTTCATAGCCTTTTCAAAGTATTTCGGCAAAATCTCGCAGCCTATGAAGTTGCGTTTTTCCAAGTAACACGCAATGGCAGTTGAAAAGCTGCCAGCATACGCATCAAAGATAGTATCGCCCTCATTGGAGTGTAACATCAACAAGTGGCGCAATAGGCTGATTGGCTTTTCTGTTTCGTGTAATCTGTTCTTTGCCTGTGGCGGTTGGTCGTGAAATGTTTTCATCTGCAGTTCATATCCGAGGTTGTTGTAAGTAACACCCTTTGAACGGATATAAACTATAAATTCAAGATTGTTGATGTAGCACCCATTCCCCAACGGCATAGGGTTTGGCTTATCCCATACGAGCAAAGTTGCCACATATCCCTTGTTCTCCCACCATGTCATTATTCGCCCAATTTGCTTGTTGGAGCAAAACACGCAGATGTTCACGCCTTTACAGATACGCTCAAACTCGCTAAATACCTTGTCGTAGTCAATGCCTTGCGACACGAAGTAAAGGGAGCTGTTCTTTCGTGACTGAATTTGCTTTCTTGTGCAAAAATCACCATGTGAGCCGCCACCGTTCAAGTCCAAGTCGTAGGGTATATCAGAAAGAATGAAATCAACGCTGTTGTCTGGCATTTCTTTCATCACCTCCATGCAATCGCAATTATAACAAGTGCAATTGCCCAAAATTATGCGGTCACTCTTCATTGTCAAAGTGATCTTGGTTTTCGTCCATGAAATTGTCAAGTGCATCATCGCACCATGTACCCTCACAAGTACTATCGCATCTATGGTTTATCTCGCCATTGCGCCACGGACAGTATTCACAAATTTCTTCACCAAGTATATTTTTGTATTCTTCTCTGCTCATAGTCGTATCTGTTAAATAGGCTAATATCTGAATGGTGTAAAGTGAATAACCACACCCTCGAAAACATTGCTCTTGCAACCACACTTGCCAAAGAAATAATCTACGAAGTCTTCAACACTCAATCCGTCATTGTTAGCAATGTCTTCTATCGGCACACGCTTGTTGTCAATCCAGCATTGGGGCAGCGCATCGTCAGACGAATATGTCATTGTTATGTGTTGCAGTCCTATCTGGGCAAGCCTCTTTATCTCTCGTTGTTCTGAACGGTACGGTCTTTCCGTCCATTCACGAATGGAAAGTATCTTCTTCCCGCTGTTCACCTCATCACAACGCTTTGCCCATAGCCCTTTTTCATCCATACGGACAGTATGTATCTTGTGGTTGGCATAGAGCAAGTTTGCAAACATTGTCGGTGTTCCAGCCTTGGTATGCTTAACAGGGAACACCCTGTTAAGCATTAGTATTACGTTTTTCTTCATGCGTTAATTGTTTGTCAAACACACATCACAGGTAAAAATAAAAGGCTACTTGCGCCTACTACCCCCGTGTAATTCTATCACGTTGAAACTCTTGAAGCGGTCTATCAGACGGCTTTCAAAGCGTTCTTTCAGTTCGGTAACAGTAAGGTTGCTTGTAATGTGATAACGCTTTCCGTACTGTTGGTATATCTCATAGCGAGCGAAAAGAAATTCATCGGTAATCTGGGTTAGCAGCGTTCCGAAACTCTTTTGATTTTCTGTTGCAAGTCCGAGGTCGTTAAGGCATACCGCAAATGGCATGACACCATCGTAGCTCTCTTGCGAGCTTGCGCCCTTAACCTCATTGTAGGTGTACTTGTCAATGTGTCCATACACCTTGTGGTAGTTCATAAGTTGCGTCATACTGATATTGCGAAACATATTCTCGTTATTGGTTACTCTTAGATAATCAGAGAATATTTGCATTATCATTGTCTTGCCTGTACCTGGTTCTCCAATAAGCAAGATATTCTTGTGCAACTTATAGTTTTCGTTGGGGAATACGTTTTCTGCTAAAATGCAGTTGTTGAAGTAGTAGGTCAAGAAGCGCAACACCTTAGAGTTGTGTTCATCAACAATAAAGTCGGAAAACTCACGCAACATATAGTTCTTGCCAATGCTAACAATGAGATTAACGTGCTGTGAATACTCTTTAGGGTCTGTTAGGTCGTATCTAAAACCTTTCAGAATACCCTTTCTGTGTTGGGCTATCAGAGCCTCCGCCCGCTGTTTCGTCAAGTGGAATCTTTCCGCTTGCATATCCTGTATGATTTTCAATGCCTCTTCCTGTGTCTTGGGCAGTTGAAGCTGCTTTCCGTTGAGTACCATATTTAATATATTCTTCGTTATACCTATCAACTACCCAATTAAGGATAGCCTTATAATCCGACTTGTACCGCTTGCCTTTTGAACCTTTGTAGTTGTCAAGTATCTCTATCATCCGCTTTGCCGCATCCTCTCCGTGTTCGGCACAGAGCTTGGCGTATTCATCACGGGTAAGTGTGACACATTCGGCATAGTTGTACTTTTCCTTTTTCTCCACCATTTGCTTTTGCTTTTCTGTGAGTGGTGGCGGTGCATCATCGCTACTTGGCTCGTTAGGGAATAACAAAGGCTGTTCTTGTTTAGAAGTAGGCGGTGACTCAATAGGGCTTGGTGTTGCAGCCTTATTCCCTTTTTTCGATGCTTCGCTAATCCTATGCTTCATCGCATCACCGCCTTTCTTGCCAGCATTGCGCCTTTTTTCGCTTATATCAGCTTGTTTCACCATGTCAGCGGAATAGTACACGCCTTTGTGGCTTAACGACAGCACACCGCAATCTATGAGTTCCTGTATCGGTTCATCATCAGTACAACCAGACAATGCTACCAGCTCGTTAAGCGTATATGGCGCATTGTTGGGCTTTACCAACATTCCACGTTGGGAACTTTCCCACATATAGCAGAGCAAACCAACCCACGCACCCTTAGCCATAAGCGAAAGGGTATTGACACGAGGGTCTGTAAGCCAAGCCCCCGTGTCAAAAGGCATAAGTGAGTGTTTCCGCTTATCTGCCATACCCTTAGTGTTTATGCTTCCATAATTGCAATGTCGGGCGCAATCTCACGGATTTTACCTACAACATCGTCAATGCAACGGTCACGGTACTCTTCTGCTACCTCCTTGGCACCAGGCGATACGAGTTGCAAGTACACCTCTCCGTCTGAAAGGTAATGGTCGAACTCCACAACAATAGGTGTCTTCTCCGTACCTTTGAAGATGGCGATATTGACAGTGAAGTCCTTTGGCAGATTGCTTTCCACCTGTGTACGGTACACATCAGCACGACTGCCAGACGGGTCACGCTGCTTCTCAATCTCTGACTTTGCATTTGCTGTGAAGTTCTTGAGGGCAGAAACGAGTTTCATGTTTTCCTCTTTCTTGTCGAACACGGCACGGTTAAGGCGTAAGAACTGTCCGAGCTTTGCGGGAATCCAGCCCATCTTCTCATCGTTGATGTGGAATTTCTCGAAGATTTCAGAGTAAGCAGCCTTGCCTGTGAATGTGGACTTGGTGTAGTTGTCACGCTCGTTGATAGTAAGCGTGATAGTCATTGCCTCACGGTTCACAACAATGTTGGCTTCCTTCTGGTCAATCGTATCAACTCGCTTAACGAGCCAATCAAGCGGTGTAGAAAGCACACCCGCAGCATCAATGCTTTCGGGCTTTTTGAGTTCCAACTGCTGAACCTCTGGTGCAACACCCTCACGCAATACAATCTCAATAGGCTTTTCGCCTGTGTAGTTGCCGATATTAACGGCAATCTTTTCGTTGTTCTTTTCCATTTTTCTTTTGGTTTACTTAGTGAATAAATTAGTTGTCTGTTCCTGTTCTACGCACGAATTGCATAACTGTACGCTGGCGTTCTTCTGGGGTAATCGGGCGTTCCTCCAACTTGTAGCCTTCGGGCGAGTAGAATGCAGTCTTTCCCTCGTCCACATCTACAAACTTGAAGCAATCTCCCTTAACGTACTCGCCACGGGCTTTCAGCTCGTCAAGGATAAGTCCCCGTCTTTCCAGCAGCGGCTTAATGCGCCCCTTATAGTCCGCTCTGATTTCAGCGAGTTTGTCTTCAAGCTCTGACACTTGGATAGACACGTTCTCCAGCTCCTCACGCCTTGCGTTCACTTCGTGCTGTTCAAACTTGCGTGTGTAACTACGCTCTACGATTTGGTCGCAGTTGTCACGCAATAGCTGTTCCCTTTTTTCAACGGGTTCTTCAGCAAACATTAAATCTTGCATAACTTTCTGTTTTTGGCTCAACAATTATTTTAAGCGTTCTCCAACTTTGAAATTGTATGCGAGGTATTCTGCCCACAACTCCAAGAACTGTGTTCCAAAATATCTTGCCTTTTCGTATGTATCAAGGCACAAGCGGAAGCCACAGTACGCATACGAGTACGAGGAACGATTACCCGTACCCGCAAACCCCCAGCCCGCATTCGCACCACCACCCGCATAAGCAGACAGAAGCAAACCCCTTTCTTCGCTATCCATGCGCTCCACTTCATCTTTGGTATATAAGACAAACCAAGGATAGTAATAGGTACGATTGCCGTTAGGGTCGGGATAGACCTTAACCTCACCACCCCAAAGAGCCTTGCAAACAAGCTCCAACTTCATAAGGGCGATAATGTGCTTCGGTACTCCAGCATTAGTTAGCGTAACCTCATCAACCTTTTCACCAAGCGCAGCGCAAGCATCCTCATAGGTCTTGATAGTCTTGTAATCTTTGAGGTTTGGAATGTTAGGGCGAATATCTGTTACATAAGACCAGAGTACAACATCTTCGTCTTCTACAACTTCATTCCAATCCTTATCATCAGATACGAACCGAAAAGATGAAACATTGTTTTCGCTGTCAATAAGCATTACGGGAATGACATTATCGCCATATCCTTTGTTGCTTGGTTTCTCGCTTGGCTTTCGCCAGATACTTTTGAGGTATTCCTGTACCTCAACCGTTTTTGTTTCTTTGTTCATCGCTTAACTTTTTGAGTTTCTGAATATTCTTTTTTGTTAATCTCACAGCATTGTAAACCCATGTGCTTGTATTGTTGGGCAACAACTCTAAAATCATTGGAATGTGTCTTACCAAGTCAGTAACCACATTGTTAGGCACCTGTATCATCGTTAGTTCTCCAATATTTATCGGGGTCGGGTATTTCAATTCCAAGGTATTCACGCCCATACTCCCTTAGCTTTTCGCAATATGTGGAGAATGTCAGAGTGTCCATAGTTGCAGTTGATGAGGGAAACTCCACAATCTCGCCCGTGTGCTTATTCACCACACTATCCTTTGCAAGCATATTCTTGAAGTATTCGTGTACTTGTTCAACACTCACAAACTCCCAACCAGCCTCTAAGAGTGCATCAAGCAGCATTGGGTATATACAACCCCACAACCACCCGTTTTGGTCGTTAGAGCGTGGCTTACGCATACGCTTAACCTCAATGCGGTACATTCCATCACATACCTGTGCAAACCATTCATACAATGGTTGTAGCGTGAATAGTCCTTTTCTTTTTTCCACCAAGACCTTTGCCATATCAGAACTTTGTAATGTCTATGCTAAGATTTGGGGCAGCAGCATACACCACCTTGCCCGTATGTCTTTCGATTTCAGATACAAATTGCAACCTGTCGCTGTTGTGGTCTGACAAGTGCAAAAGCACTATGTTATACACATTGGAAAGGTCTAAATCAGAGAGTACCGCCTTGCACGTTTGCAGTTCCATGTGAGAATTTGGCAAGCGGTCTATTTGCGTTTTGGGCGTTAGTCCAGCATTGACAGCTTCAATGAGCTTAGGCATTGAATAGTTGCACTCAATCAAAACGTGGTTAAGATTAGAGAACAAGCTAAGACACTCGCAACTGTCAGTAAGAAACATCACACGCCCACATTCGGGGTGTTCTATGAGGTAGCCCACACAAGGGACATCATGGCAAGCGTTGAACGGCAGCACCTTAAAC